GGAAAGTCGACGGTTGCACAATTGCTGATGGTGTATATTTTGAAGCGAAATGGTTATGACTGCGACGACGAATACCTATGTACTTTGGTTGAGTCGGATCGCTATCAGTCTAATTATCAAGCTCATATGAACGGAGTGTTTATTGATGATATTGGGAATACCAAAGCCCAGTTCGTTGATGATCCCGCCACCAATCAGATAATCAAGATCAAGAACAACGTCAAAACCTATGCTGTCAAGGCTGACCTAGAGAGCAAAGGTAAAGTGTCCATCGAGCCTATGTGTTTTATTACTACTAAGAACGTCAAAGACGCCGGAGCTAGTGTTTATTCTAATGAACCAGCTTCTGTGTGTCGCCGTGATGATATCATTCTAACGGTTACTGTACGTCCCGAGTATGAAGAGTTCTCCATGTTGAGTTCTCGGAAGATTAATGAAGTACACGGCTCCAGTCCCCCGCTCATTCCCGATTTTTGGATTATCAAAGTGGAGCATGCCGTTCCCATTGAGTCCAAGGTCAGAGGTGCACCAGCAAGTGTTGGCTATGAATTAGTCAAAGACAAGAAGGGCGTCCCCATGGAAGCCGTCTCACTCGCACACCTCATGGAGTATCTCGAGCACTCTACCCCTGAATACTTTCGTTTCCAGGAGAAGATTGTAGAGAATTCCACAGGACTCGGTAAGAAAATGGAATTGTGTGACAAATGTCATTTGCCCAAACTTGGTGCATGTGCATGTCATGGAAGACCTGACAAACCGATCATTGGGAAGGATGCGGACACGCAAAAGTTTTTCCACAGACTCGCGGAGAAGTATAAAGGCAGAGCTAACAGTGAACAATTGTACGCTGAAGACTCTGATGGTATAGGCACACTCACTCAGAAGTTTATCCGGTATGATGAAACAGGCAAACCGTGGTTTACTCACAAGTGTAGGAAGACGGATGAACCTCCGTATTTCAAGTCCTTTAAGTATGTCGAACCTGACAATGCCAAACCTATTCCTCCCGAGCACAAGATCGAGGAGTCCAAAGCTGATATGAAACCAGAAATGGGATCTGTTGGCTGGGCTGTTTCACGGTGCTATTACGGTATCCGCACTCGCATTGTGTCCTACGCTACTAAGTTGTGTATCAATTATACGACGCAGTGGTGTTTGGACCAGCTTGAGATGTATGAAACATCACCTTGGTTTTTGTGGACGAACTGGCTCCCCGTCGCTTGGATTGAGGCGTCCATTATCCGGAATCTCATTTTCCTGACCTATAAAGCTGAGATAAACCAGCGCGTGCGGTATTCAATTATCTTGCATGCCATTAGTTTGAGTGTCTGTTTCATTACAGCACTTTCTACCTGGTTAACTCGCGAAATTGTGTCGGGATATGAAGAATCCTGGTTAGGTTTTATCCTTTGTTTTAGTAGGCTCCACCTGCTGAACCCTTGGAATTGGACCTGGACCTCCTTTCCTTTCCAGACCTATCTTCTCGTTTGGATCCTTTGCGTGGTGATGATCGTTAATATTTTGTCCATTGGGACAATTGTCGAGTTTCACAAACGTCGACTCTACGACACACTGCACAGGGATAATTCCAGAATGCCTGCCTTTTTCCGTTATTACCGTGACCACCACGCCAAGTGGTTAATAGGCTCTAGTGCCTTAATCATGGGAATATACACGTTAGTTAAATTATGGAAATCTTCCAAAATTATATTTTCGTGTATGGATAATCAGCCACAGGGCAATCTTGCCCCAAGTACTGAAGCAGACATCCAAAAACGAGACGCAGAGCTCAATCCATGGGCTTCTGTATGGGTCTCTTCAATGCCATGCTCCGACAAGTCGAAGACTATCACTCCAGACCAACTGGAGGAGAGAGTTTTTGCAAATCTGTGCCATATGGAGTTTGAGGACTTGAGTACAGGTAAGTTGCACCACTGTGATGCATTCTTCCCTCGCTCTAATGTCGCTCTTATTCCTCAGCATTCCTGGGTGCACACTGATCTGAAGGCGAAGTTCACTCGTCATAATCCTCAATTCATTGGGGGTAATTTTGAGTGTTACTTGTACCAGAAGCACAGTGTCCATATACCGGGAACAGATTTCTCGTTGGTATGGATACCTAATGGAGGTGATTGGAAGGATCTCTCGGACTACTTGCCCCTTGGGGCATATGGCCGAGTTCCTGCCAGACTTGTTTATAAAGACAAAGACGGAGGAAAGCGTGTTTCACGCTTCGCCACCCGAGTCAGCATGACAGGTCACCGAGACGCACAATTTTCAGGGTGTGAATATATCCTGGATTGGGACCATTTCAATGGTCTATGCATGTCTCCGGTTATCACTGAGACCAAAGGTCCTACTATTGGAGCATTCCACTTAGGTGGTAGTGCCACGAATTCCCGGAAGGGTTGTGCCGGACTATTGACTAAAAAGCAGTTTGATGAGGCTTATGATGCTTTGCATGAATTGCCCGCTCTGCTATTGTCAAAGAGTTCTGGCTCCATTCCCACTGAGCTGTACGACGTTCAATTTTACCAAG